AACACCTTGGGCACAAACTCTATAGCAAGTAGCAATTTTTTAAGAGTATGGATAGCAGGTCATTTTGGTTCAAATAATGAGGGTGCTGGTGGTTGGACAGGTGTGCCTTTTAGGTATATTGATACAACAGCAGAAGGCTCCTCCCTACAAATGCCAGCAACTCGTTGGTATGGTTCAGACGCAAATTCTACTAATGGAGGTAACTCGGCTCAAAATAATAAATATCACTACAGTTTTCCTAATATTGGTAACGTAACTGAGTTTCAATGGGTTTGTCCTGCTAATTCTAACAGCCCTTATCGAAACTTTAGTGGCACTGTCACCATGACTTTTCAATTTTAATGAATGAAGCCAGAAGACTTATACCTTTACTACAGCTCTATCGAAGGAGAGGAATATGTACACACATATTGGAATATTCTTAAAATTAGTGTTAAAAAAGAAAATAAGACAGAACAACAAATACGAGAAGAACTTTTAGAATTAATAAATAGTGAACACCATCAAGAAGTAAACAAACTTGTAAGAAACCCACCGCCCATGGACATTGAGGAAATATAATGGCATCAGAACATGATTTAGAAGGAGACATACTAGAATCAATATTTGATTTTGCAGGTTTAGAAGGAGCTCCACAACACACTATAGATAATCAATTTCAACTTTCAGTTTTAGTCGGAAACAAGGGAGACAAAATAGGTCGTAGAAGTTTAAAAGCACTTAATCACGACTATATGGACCACCATCCAGAGTCAGATAAAATTATTAAATGTTTACACTGTTGGTTTTATTGTTCTGGAGGCGTTAAAACTCATACCGATTTAAGAGGTCAAGGTGTAACTGTAAAAGATTGGAGAGTTTATTTAAATCTTCAACCACCAACACACCCTGAAACAGTAAATGCAGTAGACACCTATCCACCACCAGATTTACCAGATGGTATTTCTGATGAAGCTTTGGAAGCAGCTGAAGAAACTGGTGGAAGTGCTTATTGGAAAGACCAAGAAATACCTGAGTGGACAAAGTCAATTATGGAGTGGGAGTGGAAAGTAGACCACAGTTATCTTGAAGCCATGGAAGACAATACAATATTTATTTGTTTTTTACCTTTAGAGTCAAGGTGGAGAGCAGGTTGGGAAGTAGAGCAACTTATATTACATCCGGGAGAAATAAAACCTGCCGATAGAAAAGGGCAACTGTGTTACTTATTTACAGCTGGTGATTGCGAAGTTATAGACTCAGGTAATGGTACACCTAACATTACACATTATTTTAAACAGTGGGATTGTAAAAAACTTAGTAAAGAACACTACTTAGTAAAAAATACAGGTAACGAAAAAATTAAAATAATTAGATTCTACAAAAAATGAAATACGAGTCTGACCTGCTAAAGAGATGGTTTGCAGCAGTGAAAGCTAATGAACTAAACAATGAAGGAGAAATTGATTTAGTCTTAGAAATTATGTATCACTTTGATAGTAAGTCTAATAAAAAACTTTTAAAAAGGTTTGAAAAACTAGACTATGCAAAAACATTTTTTGAACAAGAGCCTTTAAGAGATGTTGTTTTGAAAGGTAAATTTTCAAAAGGAACTCTAGGTGCATTTTTAAAAGACTTTTGGAGCCAACCAAACTATAACAAAGACTTAGTGGGAGATGGACTTAAAGCAGCAAAAAAACGTGATAAAAAGTATAGCGTTACTGAAAAAGAAAAGAAATTTTGGTCAGGCATATTTATGGAGCATGATTTAATACATTTTTTCTTTGACATAGATACTACTACTGCAGGAGAGCTATCTAATATAAGTTTTACTTGTGCTAAAAGTTTTCGTAAAAGTTTCTTTTTAATAATGCTTGTTTCTGCTATCTCTATTTTGTTTGATTACATTAAAAATGCAATCAGCCTATACATATTAAAATGGAAGGTTAGAAAAGTACATTCTATCAATTTTAATCATTTTAAACTTTGGAAAATAATGTGGAAAGCATATATAAATGGTAAAAAATGTCCTTGGCTACTATCAATAAATTGGCACGAAAGGTTACACGAGCCACTACACATAGCTAAAGAAGAACTAGGACTTAATGTAAATGCTGATTTTAGTTACTACCATAAAGTAGAAAAAGAACTAGAAAAAATTAAATGGTGGCAAGAATATGGTAAAAGAACTGCATTCCAACAACAAATACTAATAAACAGATTAATAAAAAATAGTGGTGTGCCTTTTAAAATACTCCCATGATTTGGCAATCAACAATAGATTTAACAGATGATGAAAGAGCACAACTAAATGCTTTTGCTAGACAGTACGAGGGCAGCTCTGAAGAGTTTCATCCAAATGTTATAGCACAGTTTCCTAGTGTATTAGATAAAGTAAATAGAAAAATAGATGAATACCTCCCTGAAAAAACCGAAATTTTAGATACTTACCATAAGTATTTAACACAGTCTTGGTCAATAAATGTTTCTAAAAACAGCGTAACACCTTTTAATCCACACAAGCATGGTTACTGTCATTTAAGTTTTGTGTTTTATACAGAAAGTAGTGGAGACATTCCTTTGATTCTTACTGATTGTAATAATTTAGAAACTTCATACTACTTAAAAACAAATGATTTCATTATGATTAGCCCAGAACAAATACACAGAATACAAGATGGTCATGCACCTTCTGAAAGAATTTCTTTTGCAGGTGACCTGATACTTACTGAAAAAACATACAGAAGCAGTTTATTTTTGCCTCCATTAAAAATTTGGAGACAATTAGAAGAACTAAAGTAAAATAGATAATTATGTTTGGATTAAAAACTTTCGGAGAATCTCCTCTTGGAGCACTTAGAGCAAGTGGCTCTAAAATTGTAAGTGCCTCGGGTGTAGTAGGAACAAGTGGTTTGGGCTCTTTAAGTTTTTCGCTAGACCTTAATTTTTTAGTAAGCCAAGATACCGAAGAAGTAGCTGCGGCTACAACTGGTTTAGGTACACCAACCATAGTCATACCTAAATCATTTAGTATTGCAGGACAAGCAGGTGCTTCTGCATTAGGAAGTGTAACACCTTCCGCAAGTGCATTAGTTGACGACTATGGAAATAACCCTGATGAACCTTTATCTGCATTAACAGCTTCACTAGCTGGTATTGGTGTAAACGGTGGTGTAATAGCTATTTTACCTAATTTATCTGCAACCGTAGGCTCAGTTAGTGTGACTATTGATGCAGAAGCAAATGTATCAATACCTTTAGCAGATGAAGGAGAGTTAGAACTAGGAACTCCAGTGATTACAGCTGATTCTATTAATGCTGTAACAGGACAAGCTGGAACTTCCGCACTAGGAAT